GATTTAATTTTCCTTATTCACAAGACTTTTAGAAAGCACAGAATAGCGAGAAGGGCTAAGAAAAACAACTTAGATAATTAACAAATTCGGACGGTGGAGGGATACTCTCTGCCGTCCGTTTTTTATATATAAGGAAGTAGAAATATGAAATCAATCAGTATTGACATAGAAACATATTCAAGTACTAATCTTCAGAAATCCGGTGTTTACCGTTATGCGGAAAGTGATGATTTTGAAATTCTGCTGTTTGGCTATTCTGTTGACGGCAGTGATGTCAAAGTCATTGACTTGTGTATGGGAGAAAAGATACCCGAGGATATTCTTGATGCACTGACCGATACTTCGGTTATCAAATGGGCATTCAACGCACAATTTGAGAGGGTATGCTTATCAAGGTATCTTAAAGATTTAGGTATAGATTTTGACGGCAAATATCTTAACCCGTCATCTTGGAATTGTACTCTTGTCTGGTCGGCAACACTTGGTCTTCCCCTTTCTCTTGAGGGTGTGGGTGCTGTATTAGGCCTTGAAAAGCAAAAGCTGTCAGAGGGTAAAAATCTCATACGATATTTTTGTATTCCCTGTTCCCCTACAAAAATCAATAATGGCAGAACAAGAAATATGCCATATCACAATATAGAAAAGTGGAATAATTTCAAGGCATACAATATTCGTGATGTTGAAACTGAGATTAGTATTCAAAAGAAATTATCAAGATTTCCTGTAAGTGATTCAATATGGAACGAATACCACCTTGACCAAAATATAAATGACCGTGGCATAGGGGTAGATATGATTTTAGTTGAAAACGCAATAGTTATTGATGAAATGGTTAAAAAGTCGCTTATCAATGATATACAATCCCTTACCAATCTTGATAATCCAAATTCCGTTCAGCAAATGAAAAACTGGCTCTCTGAAAACGGATTTGAAACCGAAAGTCTTAGCAAATCATCAGTTTCAGAAATGCTGAAAACTGCACCCTATCAAGTACACAAAGTGTTATCACTCAGACAGCAACTAGCAAAAAGCAGTGTTAAGAAATACACGGCAATGAAAAATGCCGTTTGTAAAGACAGCCGTGCAAGAGGAATGTTTCAGTTTTACGGTGCAAACAGAACTGGCAGATTTGCCGGAAGACTGGTGCAGCTCCAGAACCTGCCTCAGAACCATATGCCAGATCTTACACAGGCAAGAGGTCTTGTAAAATGCGGAAATTATGATGCACTCAGTATTCTTTATGATGATATTCCGGACACACTTTCACAACTTATCCGCACCGCTTTTATTCCACAGCACAGTTGCAAATTCATAGTAGCCGATTTTTCTGCTATTGAGGCAAGGGTTCTTGCGTGGCTTGCAGGTGAGAAATGGAGAAACAAAGTTTTTAGTGAGGGCAAAGATATTTATTGCAGTAGTGCATCACAGATGTTTGGTGTTCCTGTTGAAAAGCATGGAATAAACGGGCATCTGCGACAAAAAGGCAAAATCGCCGAGCTTGCACTCGGATACGGCGGTTCTGTCGGGGCATTGAAAGCTATGGGTGCTATTCAGATGGGACTTTCAGAGGATGAACTTCAACCTCTAGTGTGTGCGTGGAGAAACTCTAATCCGTCAATTACTAAACTCTGGTGGGACATTGATAAATGTGTTAAAGAAACTGTTACCAAAAGGATACCGACTGAAACCAACGGCATATCTTTTACCTACGAAAGCGGATTTCTGTTCATCACTCTCCCCTCCGGCAGAAGACTTGCATATGTTAAGCCGAGAATCGGAATAAATAAATTTGGCGGTGAATCAGTTACCTATGAGGGCATTGGCAGTACGAAGAAATGGGAACGGCTTGAAAGCTACGGCCCTAAGTTCTGTGAAAATATCATTCAAGCCATTGCAAGAGATATATTATTATACGCAATGCAAACACTAAAAAATTACCGCATAATCGCTCATGTTCATGACGAGGTTATTATTGAATGCCAAAAAGATGTTTCCGTAAACACTATCTGCGAACAAATGAGCAGAACTCCGCCTTGGGCAAAAGGTCTTTTACTCCGTGCGGACGGTTATGAATGTCAATTTTATATGAAAGATTAAAAAGCGTCCTTTTTCACCTTCTGCTATGGCTATATGGTAGGAGGTGCTTTTTATGACAGACAATGAGAAAAAGCAAATTGAAAGCTACCGAAAGAACGGTTACGGATACAAACAGATTTCAAATCTCACAAACCTATCCGTTAATACAATAAAATCATACTGTAAAAGGAACAAACTGATGAGTGCCGATTTGCAAAGCAATGATAACCACACTCTTTGTTGTGAACAATGTGGAAAACCGGTTGAGCAAAACGAGCACCGCAAACGCAAGAGATTTTGTTCAGACGCTTGCAGAAACAAGTGGTGGAACAATCATCTTGATTTAGTCAAAAGGAAAGCCATTTATGAGCTGACTTGTCATTATTGCAGAAAAACTTTTACAGTTTACGGCAATGCAAAAAGAAAATTTTGCAATCATAGTTGTTATGTCAAATACAGATACGGAGGAAAACAAAATGGATAAGCCTACATACGCAGAGCGTTACACCCTAACTGTCAAAGAAGCGGGATTATATTTTAACATTGGCATTAAAAAAATGAGAAAACTTGCCAAGGATAATCTCGGAATTTTTTCAGTTTTGAGCGGTAATCGCTATTTGATTATACGAACAAAATTTGAGGAATATCTGTGCAATAATTCTACGATATAGTTTCCTTTTATCTGCTGAAAGTAGTTGCTATTCTGAGAGTTTTACGGCAATATATGAGTACCAAACGAGGAGGTAAAAAATATGAATAAACCATCATTGCAAGACAAAGATTTTTTGACGGTAATTGAAACAGCCGAATTATTTGGACTCAGCAGAAGAAAAATGTTCCGTCTTACAAGCCAAAGCGGTCTTCCCTTTATGGCTAAATACGGAACACGAAAGTTAATCATCAAAGATGAATTTGTAAAATATCTTAATAAATCAGGAATGAAGGGAGAACTCAAAAATGGCGAGCCGAGGACAAAGACGAGATTCAAAGCATAGACTTTTGCACAACGGAGAATCAATAAGGGCAAACGGAAAATATCAATTCAAGTATTTAGTTGACGGCAAGCCAAAATTTGTATACAGCTGGAGACTTGTTCCGACAGATCCACAACTAATAGGCAAACAGCCTTGCCTGTCACTAAGAGAATTATAAAAGCTGGTCGGTAAAGACGTTGACTCAAGACTTGACATAACCGGCAGAAATATCACCGTCAACGAGTTAATCTCCCGTGATCTCAAAACAAGGACAGGTGTAAGACACAACACACTTTCAAATTACAACTTTGTGCAAAACATTATGAGCAAAGAGAAATTTGGAAGTCGCAAAATCGGTGAAATAAAAACTTCCGATGCAAAGCTGTTTCTCATTAAATTACAGGAAGACGGAAGGGGCTCGAGTACAATAAAAACAGTGCGAGGTGTTTTAAGACCGGCATTTCAAATGGCAGTTGATGATGATATTCTAATGAAGAACCCTTTCGGTTTCCAATTACTCGGCATTATCATAAACACTGAACATACTCGACAGGCTCTGACAAAAAAGCAAATGAACAAGTTTTTGAAATTTGTTCGTTACGATAATGTTTACTACAAATACTATGATGTCTTCTACATTCTCTTTCACACGGGTTTAAGAATTTCAGAATTTTGTGGGTTGACGATAAGTGACCTTGATATTAGCAATAGAATCATCAATATTGACCACCAGTTGCAGAGAACCTCAAAAATGGAGTATGTGATTGAATCAACAAAAACAAATGCCGGCACAAGAAAACTACCTATGACGGAAGATGTTTATCAGGCCTTCAAAAGAATACTTGAAAACAGACCCACAAATCTTCCTGAAATTATGGTTGCAGGACATTGCGGTTTTCTGTTCAGAGATTCAAAAGGGATGCCCGAAGTTGCAATGCACTGGGAGCATAGATTTAACCACTCGGTCAAGAGATACAACGATATTTTCAGAGAGCAACTGCCGAATATCACTCCTCACATTTGCAGACATACCTACTGTTCAAATATGGCAAAGGCAAGAACGAATCCGAAAACATTACAATACCTTATGGGACATTCCGATATCGGTGTTACGATGAACACCTGTACTCATCTTGGTTTGGATGATGCCAAGGACGAAATGATAAGGCTCGAAGAACTGGAACAAGCAAGAAAAGAAGTTGAAAAAACTCTCGGCACACAACCACTAAAACAGAATATGTTTAAGACGGTGTAAATTGTGCTGATTCATTGATATGATAATTATTTTGTACTATCATATTGTTGTATAAAGCTATATTTTCCGACATAGCAAAGCCTCCTATGAAAGTTTTTAACAACTACCATAGGAGGCTTATTTGTGGAGTAATTTTAAAGACTATTAGGTGTAGTTTTACTTCTTATTGTTTTTTCTACGCTTAAATACAAGGAATGTAAAAATTACAATTGCTGTAATTACCGCAACGCCTGCCACTATTCCAATTATAATCCATAATCTATAATTGCCTATAGCAAGGTGATGCACTTCTTTGATCACAGTATTATTACCTGCTCTGTCAAACAATGAAAGACCTACCGTATGACTGCCTTCATTTAAAATCAACTTGATCTGATTTTTCGATTTTGAATAGTGCAGACCCGGAACATCATTATTTTTGACATCACTTACTTTGTATGTTTTGCCATCTACATACGCTACTGTCTTTTCTTCATCAAGCACTTCACTTATATCATTAAATGAAATAGTTTGATTTCCTGAACCACTAAACCATCCCCAATCTGAGAAGTTTTCCGGAACAGTACAGGTTGGTTTAGTATTATCAATATACATCTCACCAAGATCTAAAATATTCTCGCCATTAACAACTCTCAAGTATAAACTTGTATCCGCATCAGCGGTATAGTTGTTGGCAAAATAACTACCTGGTAATGTATATCGGTAAACACTCGTGCCATACATTTCTTTATCAAAAAGACTCTTTGAATCAGATGTTATATTTGTATCCGTTGATTCATTAGTGTCCTTATCGACCAAACACACGCTGTTTTTTTGAGAATTGCTTGAAAAAACAACTATGCTCAAATCAGAAAAACTACTTGGTTGTTTACTTATAGGACCGTTTTCATCTTCAAAAGAATACCAACCCGTTTTATTTTTGCTATCGCTGTTTTCAATATAAGCAAGAACATCTGTATTTACCATTCGTGTATATGTATTTTCATTAAGTACACTTGGGTTTCCTGCTTTATCATAAGCAATCATTTTTACTGAATAGACTCCGTCTTTGTCAAAGTCCTGCAACTTGTAAATCATATGCGTAGCATCGGAATTATCGACAAATTCTCGAATAGTGTCTTTTGATTCCTCATATTTTATAGTGCCGATTTCTTTTTTATTAGTATAGCTAGGTACATATTTTTTCAAACTATACTCAATTCTGTCGATATTGGTATCCATAAATACAATATTTGGATTTTCATCTTTTCTGCGATTAAAATCATAAATATCACTAAACTTAGTACTACCAGATTCTACCATATCATTATTTCTTTCATACACAATAGGTGCAGTAAAATCAACTTCAAATATCGCCGTATGTGATGAAGAATTCGCATCAAAAACGCCCTTATTATTAGCGCGATCGACAGGATTCATATCAATTTTATATACACCATCTTCTGTAAAAGGAATAGTTATGGAATGATTATCACCTAATTTATTCCAAGAGGCCATTAACGGATATTCAGACCAACCACTATCTTCATGACTGCTTCCAGGTTCC